GGACTAGAACCTACAGCGGGATCACCACAACTTGTGGTGTCGCCAATTCTTACTGCACCTCTACCATTTACCAGTACATCACCAGAACCACTTGCGTATGTGGTTTGGTGAAATGGACTTGGTGTAGGGGAAGCGTGTCCAACGTGGGCATCTCCTATTCTTACTACGCCCGGCATTAGTTCAGATTAATTACACCAGCATCAATGTCCACTTCCGTAGATGCATCCAAGTCTAGTGTACCTGTTATGTTTGTTGTTTGACTTGCTTTATATGTTTCCGAAACAAGTCCTGTTACGTTTTCCGTCTTTGTATCTTTATACGTTTCTGATACCGCACCAGTTACATCTTGTGTTAGTGTTCCTTTGATTACCTCATTGACATTACCATCAACTTGAATATCCCAATCGCCTTTGATATAAGTCTTGCAGTTTGAATCAATCGTAAGGTTTACATCACCCTTGATATTAACAAAGTTACTACCAGCAATAATATGATAGTTCTGTCCTACAACTCTTGTTACTTTGTTTCCGTCAGCGTCAATCTCATAGTAAGTTCCACTCTTGTGTTTCTCATAGATACGTTCTGCGAAAGGTGTATCATCAAACTCTTGTATGTGTCCGCTCTCTGTTTCAAGAACATGATTGTATGGGTACTCTGTGTTCCGTCTTTTGTATGGGGGAACTCTATCTTCTTGTGTCTCTGGATTCTTTCCAGTAGCATCCTTACCACGAATGGAGTCATCCGTAGTCTTTGGTTCTTTCCAAGACGTTGCGGTAAAGTCTGTATTGGTTGCTAACTTGTCAGTCCAGTTAGATGCGACATCAACCGTAAAGTCTGCGTCACCTAAAATCTTTTTCTGGTTTGCGGTAGGAACATCTTCTGTAACCGCTTTGTCTCTCGCTTCAATCTCTGGATGAGCATCAAGTAAACCAGAAGTCAACCGTGACGTATCTGCTTTACCAACCAAATCTTTTATTGGGTAAGGCCCGAAGTCTGGATCTTTCTTATACTTTTCATCCTGTGTATCTGGAGCATCAGGCGAGTTAGGGTCATTGAATCCTTTTGTAGCATCAGACACCGAAGCAGGGATGCCAGGCATGACGCCCATGACAGCAGGTTCTTGCATATAGTCTGGATCACGAAAGAATCCAAACACCCAATCGCCTGGTTTAATATTGTGGAATGCGCCAACTTGTGCGGTAGGTGGCATGACAACGTGCGCCCACGGCAAGTCTTGTGTGGGTATCTTAGTTAAGTCATCTGTGTGATAACCAAAGCACCGAACACGAATACGTCCTAGCGCCTTTGGATCATCTCTGTCCTCACAGACTCCGATAAACCATTGGAAACCATCACGCCCCATAAAGTAAGATAACATATTATTCGCCATAAAAGAAAACCCCTTTACAGTATTTATACCGTAAAGGGGTCAAGTCGAGAGAGGGAAATTTATTTGTTAAGTATGTACATCGTTACTTCAAATCCAAATCTCATTTCTGTATAACTAGGTTTAGTCCATTTCATAGTAAGGCCTCCTTGTATATACTTATAGAATTGAGGGTGGTTATGTCGTAATGATAATCATTAAACTGTTGCGGGCAAATCCTTAACAGTGTCTAATGTTTCTTTCACTTGTTCTTTTGTGAGGAAACCTTTGACGGTATCATCCTCATGTGTAATAGGTGGAAGCGAGTAGGGATTGCCATTACGAGTCAGCATGATCTCAAATAGACCCTGTTTGCCGCCGTACGAAGATTCGTGACGAACAACAGATAGTCCATATCCATTATCATATTCAATTTCACCACCGTACTCGCTTCCTTTCAAACCATCATCTGTAAACAGAAGATAGTCAGAAACTTTGTATTCTTTTAGTTCGTCAAACATTAGTAACACACCAACTGTGGCATTGCTTTTCCGTCAGAAGTGTAGATGGTGCTTGTCCAACAAGTAGTCATCTTCTTCTGAGCAGCAGCGTTACCTGTTCTCACGATAACGTGTTTACCGTCACCGATTTGTGTTCCGACAGTTTGATGAACAACTTGTTTGACAATCTCTGTTAGAAGAGTGTCACCGTTCACCTTGAATTCAAATGCGTGGGCGTTAGTCGCACCAGCAATCATCATCATCGCAATCAAAATCTTTTTCATATTCATTCCTCTCTTTATTGACTATACTGTTATTATAACAAAACCACAGCAAATGTCAAGTACTTTTTTCATTTTTTTTTAATTAATTTCTTCAATGTAATCAGATAGTTGCGGGCGTTCTATCTCACCACGAGTATAGCGATAACGAAAATCACTATAAATCTTTTCAAGTATCGGACTACCATCTGCGATTCGGCTTAGTTCCCTATCACGATTATTGCCACGAGTCCAGACAGAATGGTCATCAGAGTAATCATAGAACCAATCCATCTGGGCACAAGCTTTATAAAACTGTTCGATATTCATTAGTCGTATGTCACCTGTGCTGCGTAGTCAATCTCATCGAAAACCTTTTCCAGTTCTGCAATCTTTTCACGACACTTCATCATTGCGAATCCATTGCCTGGCGTTTTCTTCTTCTTACGTTCTAGTGTCTTAAGCATATCCGTAAAGAACATATACTCTTTTTGAATCTGTGTAATGTAATCCATGATTAGTTCCCTTCATAACCGTAGTGACGCATTGCATCTAGTGGACTAGTTTTCCATGCCTTGTCCATGTAATCCTCAACGAAGATTTCGTTCTTGACAAGGAAGTTAATCCAAGTCTTGTAAGGTTTACGATACTTGAACCGAGCAACAAAAGCAGGCTTCAACTTACCTTCCCAACTAGGATGGGCATCTGGATGAACATCCATCATCATCTGGGCACCAGCGAAGTCACCCTTGTACATGAGATACATACCATCCCAAGTAAACATTTCTTTCTCAAACCGTGTATTCATAACAACTCTCTTTCTCATTGACTATACATATACTATACCTGTTATTAGAGCAAATGTCAAGAGAAAAGTGAAAAAAGATTCTCAATAGAATCAATCACTTATCAATTAAATTAGAATACTTTTTAAGTTTGTCACGCTTTTCGTTAGCATGAACACCAATTGATACCGAATCAATACCAAGGTGATTCGCCGTTAGGTTAATCATAAACTGTAAGTCACCTAGTTCCTTAGTCAGTTTAGATGCATCATTACCGAACCGCATAATCTTAGATGCTTCTTGAATAACCTCACCACACTCTTCCATGAGTATAGTGAGGCATTCTTCTTTCTTATTGAGTTGGAACTTCATCTTCTCTATCCAACTCTTCTAGACAAAACTCCATCTCTGCTTTGAGAGTATTCATTCGGAATGTCATCCAAGAAATTGCTGTATTGATATGACCTGTGTCATGTGGTTTCAATTGACTTTCTGCAAATTCAATCTCTTCCTTTAATGCCCACAATCTATCAAACTTCAGCTTCAACGACTTCTGCGTCATCAACTTGTTCCACTTCTTCTTTTTGATTTCCATACTTAAATTCTTGATTAGCACAATCATTCAACTGTGTCATAATCTCTTCTGTAAAGAACTTCTCTGGGTTATTGTTAATTGTCTTACCAAACGTCTTACTACCATCAGGCAGTTCGATACGAGTAGAGACAGACTTAAAGATACCGTACTTCAATGCCAAGTCCAACAATCCATAGTAACGATCAAGACCTTTACTATACGTTAGTCGTACATCAACCATTTTGTTTTCAATCGTCAAACGACTCTTAGCATTCTTACAGTGAACGATATTACCGATTACCTCAGTACCATCCTTCTCCTTCTTCTTAGAAAGATATACGATACTACTTGCAGCATATTTCAGACCTGACCCGCCACCCATTTCTTTCGTTGGGAACATCGACCCGACCACATCATAGGTATGGTTCGTCACCACCATCGGAACTTTCGCCTTACCAAGTTTCAGAGTGAGTACACGAAACGCCGCCTTTAAGACCTGCGCCCTTGTCATATCTCTTGTCTCTTTGCCATCCGCAGTATCCTCTACCTCTTTGGTAGTTGATAACATACCAAGAGAATCCAGACACATCATCAGAGGTTTACGGTCGGCTTCGTTTTGAGTAAGGTAACTATCCAGAACTTTAATCGCCTGAGTTCTGAATTCTTGCACAGTGGTTACTGGTAGGATAACCATGCGAGATGGATCAATCCCACGATCAACAACCATCTGTTTTGTAATTGCAGACTCACTTTCAAAGTAGAGTACGCCTGCGTCTGGGTGTGTGTCAAGGAATGACTTCACCATTCCCATGACAAAGAACGTCTTACCTGTTGCACTTTC